GAGTTGAACGGGGTTGAATTGTCAATGATGAATCGAGTCATCAAATCCTGCATGACTTTGGTCCCTTCCTCAGTCCCAAAGCATCGGTGAAACAGTTTGGCCGTTTCTACCTGTTTTTCCCTCATCCGCTCCCTGGTCTCGTTTGCCCTTTCTTGGCTTACTTCGAGATCATCCCAGCTCATTGAACTACCTGTAATTGTGGCGGCTGTCCACCGCCTTGCCCAGCGCCTTGCGCTTGTTGCGCCATTGTAGCTTGTGCGCCTGCTTCGATAACGCGTTGTTTCTCAGCGTCATCACGCACTAACTCCATCGGCATCCCCGTTTTTTCTGCTACCCATGCGCCGAAGTTCTCAGTTTTGAACGCCATCAAGACTTGTTCCGGTCCCGCAGTGCTCATAACGAATTGAACGGCTTGTTGAACGTTGAGAATATCCTCACCATCCTGCGCTCTGGCTAAGGGTGATGTGAATTTAATCTCAACATCTCGCCCATCAAGTTGAATAGGTGTGACCAGTCCGCGCCTAGTCAAAATGTTCACGACTCGCTTGAGGATAGGTACTAGCATTTCGGTTTGTAGTCTGCCGAATGCTGACCCGATTCTTTTAGCTAGTTCTCTGGTTTCGATAGCGATCTCAGTTGCAGTTCTTACCGGACCCGTTGGGTCTCGAAGATCGTTGAACAGAGCGGTCTTGATTGACGTTTGCAGTTCTAGGATCTCGAATTGTGCCAATTGTAGGTTGGCTCCGGTATCCAAACGCTGAATCGATGGGTTATTCGTATTATTAGACCCTACCGGAATCACAATTCCTGGCGATATCGTGATGTTATAGGGGTTCATCACCCCGTCATCGGTTGCGGTATACATCCCCGCCAGATCAATCGCCGCTTTTTGCAGCACAAACTCCTTCGCTTTGTTGAGCGAACGGACATCGGGTAGGCATTGCATTGCCGGACCACGGCCTCGGATCTCACCCGCTACTTTTGTGTAACGTCCAGTGACCCAAGGTGATGATTCGCCAAAGTCTTCAACCCATGAAAAGCGTTCTTCTCGCTTGACCCACACTACCCCGTAGTATTTTTTGGTTTTGGGGTCATAGATCACGCCTTCGGATACTTCAATCTCCGAGTCGGGTGAGTTTTCGATGATCTGTCGAACGTTGGTTGACGGTTCAAATCCTCGCCACATCCTCTCAAGTAGTCGAGCCTTGACCTTGAATCGTCGCCAATGAGTTTCGATGGTCCCGTATGGCCCTTCCTCGAACGCGATTCCCTTTTGTGGGACAGAGTGGAAACAGAATGGCATGGATTCATCGTCTGTTTCGTCGATTCGCAGGGTAGCAGTACCGATCAAAAGGTCTAATGCTGACTCATAAAACTGAGTCGCAAAGTTGGATCGGTTGATATAGTCAAAAACCGTCTCGGCTTGCTCGTCTAGGTTCTCTCGAATGTCTTGTTCAGTGACCCCGTAGTCACCAGATTCAACCATTCGGATCACTTCATTGGATGGCTGGAAGGTTGCCCAGCGTGACCATATCGGCGCGATGTTTTCTTGCAGCTTACTAGCGCCCTGCTGGATAGCCGTGAGAGCCGTTGAGTCAAAGATGCGGTCCATCTTCTTCTGGCCCTTGTCCTCGACTTCAAAAAGGTTTCTCTGAGGCAGGAAATACTCGTAAACATCCGTCAATTGCTCGTGCCACATGGCTTGATGATCGAATGCCTTTTGCTCTCGCCTAACGAGATCCTGTACACCGCCTAGATGGGGAGGTAATTGCATGGCTACATACCCGAAATGTTAGGGATTGATCCACCCATAAAGCCTGGAACTGATGCCCCACGTCCACCAGCGCCACGCATTGCGCCTCTGCCGCCGATTAAGGACCGACCCGCTACTGCTCCACCACCCGCAGTTGCGCGACCCATAGCGGCCTCCTGACGGCTTCTGGGAGCACCACCGAGTAGAGATGCAGTGCCTAGCTTGCCTCGTGCTAGTGCCCTGAATCGTTGTTCCTGTTCCGCGATCTCTTCATCGAGTGCGCGTTGCTGTCTCATTTCGACCGCTTTCTCTTGTGCGGTGGGTTTTGGTGCCTTGGGTTTCTTCACGGGTTTGCCTCCAAGTATTTTAAGAGTTGATAGGGTGTCCAAATGAATGGCTTGTTAATCCCTAGAATCTGTTTCGCGTGTCCCACGCAAGTGTTGAGCATGAACAGCCCTTGTCTCGCGTAGCGTCTTCGCGCCTTTCTGATGATGTTGGTCCCGATTTTATGCTCTGTTTGGTCAATAGTAAACAAATCAATGGTTTGCACCGACTTTGCATAATTGATCCAGCGTCCCTTATCTGCCTTCATGATGTAACAATGCCGGATCGTTGGGTGCAGCATCCATGACCACCAATGCCCTGAGTCTTTGCCGAATACGACATAGAGGTGCTCGGGATGGTCTTTCACTTTGTATTTTTCTGCGGGCATTGATTATCTCCAAACATTGAATGCCAGTTCCGCTCGATGCGCCTGTGGTCTGACTCCGCTCATCATGGTATCGCGCCAGCCTAATGCGAGCGTTTGGAGTGCGTCTGCGCCATGGCTTGCCCAATCGTGTACGGGTTGATCACGGAAGCGTTGGTGTTTCTCGTCCCATTCTCGATGGTATGAGGCAATGCAAGCGTAGCCCTGCTCTGCGCGTTCATCATCTATCCAGAAGCGTGGAAACATGCGTCTAATGGCCTGGATGCCTTCGATCTTGGTGCGTGGGCGTTGAACAGTGCGGAAGGTTATTCCCATGTCTCTAGCAACATCCTTGCGTGATCTCCCGCTCGTTAGTTCCCTGACCTCGATGTCATGCGGTGCTAGGTGTTGGCCGTATATCACGCCATTACGATCAGCCCATTGGGTGAGATGTTGGATGTAATGCTCCATTCCCTTGCCGTTCGATTCGTAGTAATCCACCAGCCTGATCTCTTTGCCCATGGCTTGAAAGAACCATATCGACATCGAATCGGATATGCCGAGATCCCATGCGGTATGCACCTGCAATGATGGCTCGATGGGTATGCGTCCGACTCTGTTTTGATCCTTTGCTTGCTGTAGTTGGTCAGCGAAGTATGCGCCAGGGATCTGCGCCTCAAAGGATCCGAAAAACTCTTGCTGAATCAGAGCCTCTTCCATCCCTTCTGCGCGTTCGGTCTCTATCGCTTCAGGTGAGATGACAGGCGAACCGTCCGCTCGCTTGGTATCGTTTACCGTGAGATTCTGACAGAACCATTCGTCTGCCTTCTTTGCCATGTTGTACAGTGTGAAGCCGTGATTCTTTCCCCTTGGCGTGTAAATAAACACCGCCCATCCACCATTCTCTGCCAGCATTGGCCTGATATATGCCCACGCATTAGGGTCACACAATGACCACTCACTAAAGACCACGCCGACGGGGTTTGCGCCTACCAGTGAATCGTAATTGTCCGAGCCTGCCAGTTGCCATGTTGACCCGTTCTTTAGCTCTATCATCATCTCCTGGGACGATGTACGCGCTCTCACAGCCTCAGGAAACACTTGGTCAAGGATTGATTGACCGTCGCTGTTAATGCCGTTCCAGATGGCTTTACGGGCTTGCGTTTGCTTAGGGAATAGGTGCCAATAGTTCCCTTTCCGCTTGAACATCTCTTTAGCGGTGAAATTGAGGCTTGTTGAATCCTTCCCCGCCCTTCGATGCCACACCAAACAGGCACGCTTGATGCCGTTATCCATCGCTCGGAAGAAGTCTAATTGATGTGGACGGGGTGCCCAGTTATTCGGAATGTTTATTTGCACTCGAGAAATCCGCCACTGTGACTTGCAATGCTTCGCCAGCTTCCCCCGTGATTTCTTGTGATTTCAGATCCGGTAAATACTTGCTGATTAATTTTAATCGGGTTTCTGTCGCATATTTGAGAGCAGTTAATTCTTGGGCCTCCATTTCTGGCCCTTGCTCTTCCATTTTTCTAATGTTTTCAATGACATGCTGAACGGTGCATTTCTTAGAAAGCATCTC